GTAAGCTGATTTATCAGTTTATCAACAGAATTGATAGCTTTAGTGGCAGTACCGGTAATTTTGACTTCTAAACTGTCTAATTCCACGCTTTAACCCCCTTTTATAGGATTGTTGGCGGTAGTCCTCTCTTTTCAGTCTGTGCCGCCCATTTTTGCTCATTGAGTAACATCAGCCGTAACTCTTTATCGTTGGTATCTTTTTTGCTTTCTTCTGTTTTTTCTGATAAAATAGCCTGTTTAGGATATTCGATATGAGTATCTTTGCTAAATGCCGCACCAATGCCGCAAGAAATAGCTGGTATTGCATAGACAAGAAACCAGTTATACATTTCCGCATCTCGATTTTGTCTATCAATCTTTTTGCCTTTTGCGTATAGCAATAGTTTTGTAGGTGTCATTTTAAGAAAGTCTGAATAACTAACGCCTAGTGAACTGGCTAAGACAAAGTATTCTTCCCAAATTATTTTGTGGAAGTCTGCTTTTTCTTGTGGTCTTGCGGAACTACTGTCAGCTTCTTCTGCTCTTTTGTTGCTTCTTCCACATTGTCCGCCAATTCCTCTAACATCGCTGTTATTCCGCTCAACTCGAAAAAACCATCATCTTTCATCGCTTTCTTGATTTCTTCAAACAATGTTCTATATCCGTAACTCTTATCTGTCTTTCTCTTCTCTGTAATATATGCTCTAGTGAGTTCCTTTGCTTCATCCATAGTTACAGGATTGTTGTCAATACAACCTGCATAAATGGCTGTGACGCAAATTTCCGATGCTTTTGATACAGTTTCGCTAAGAACACCAAACGCAAGCTTTGCCGCTTCACTTTCACTCTTTGCTGTTTTGACGGAAATCGTAGACAAGCAAGAAGAGGTTATACATTCAAACATCTTCTGCACAATGCTTTCACACTCTGCCGCACCAAAAGAGAACTCAACTTTGTATTCTTTTCCGTTTACATTAATATTCATCATAATTTTTACCCTTTCCCGCCCTATCGTCCATATAGGGAAAGGTGCGGATTTTACACCGCACCTACCTTTTAAAATAATTATTCTGTTACATCATCAAGATATGATGTGTAGTCGGCTGTTTTGGCGTTTGTGCCACCAATCGACACAGCCTTTGATTTAGTCGATTGGCTTATCATTCCCCCACCTTTGTTACTGTGAATGTGCCACCAGCAGCCTCGACAACTTGAAGCTTGTCTGTACATTCGATAGGTGAAGTGTTAGGAACTGCTGTTACTGTCATTTCAAGTACTGAATCAGTACCAGAAACATCATTAGGTGTTGCTGTTACCTGTCCGACAAATGCGTACTTAGCAACCGCACCTAATCCGTCAGAGCCATATAACTGAATAATATCTAACTGCTTGCCCTCCGCCTTGATTAAGTCCTGTAAATAAGCCTTTTCAAGATTTCCTGTGTAAGTCTTAGCGTCAGATGTTTTGATACCCATTAAGAATGTCTGTGAATCATCTTCAAATGTTGTACTTTCAACTGTGTTAGGTGCTGATACTGGTGCTGAAATTGACTTAGCCGCAACCATTAACTTGTATGAACCTGCAAAGCCATCTTCGCTATGCTCCTTGTAGATAACCCTAGCTTTATAACTTGTACTTGCCATTGCCTTGTCTACCTCCTAAAAATTTGCAAAAAAATAAGAGCATTTCTGCTCTTTGTTACATTAATCTGTCATTTGCCGCTATCATTCGTCTGAATCTAGCGGTACTCTTATGTACTTTATTACTGATTGAAAATTCCGGCATTGCATTGCCTTGGAATCTCATTGTCTTGAATGTATCTGTAATTACTGCCATAACCTTGCGACAATCAGATTTGCTTGTGTTAGTGGTAACATCTACTTGAAATGTTGCTAACAATGCGTTTATTGTTTGTCCGTCAAGCGTTTGTCCTTGTTCAACTGCTGGCAGTAAATGAATGTATACTGTTGGGAATGCTGCTTGACCGCTGTTTTCCCCCTCATTGGTTATGACTATCTTTGGATATGTCTTTTTAAGCTGTGTTAGGGTTTTAGCCTTGACAAGTGCTGTGACTGTGTTTTCAAGGTCTATCGCCCAATCGTTTGCATTTGCCATTAACTAAACACCCTCCTTGCTACCTCAACATATTTCTGTATGATTTCCATATCAGCCTTATAAACAGGCATTTGTGCTTCTACGCCGTGTGTAAGAACTAAGGTTCCGTCATCGTCATAGTAACCCCACACTTTTTGTATGCCGTGATGTTCGCCGTATGAGCCTATAACCATACCATTAACAACACCTTTGTCGTGTGGACTACTTCCAGCCGCTCCATTGTAGAATACACCAGCTCCGAACTCTATAAACATAAGTTCTTTGCCCTCTACAATTAATTTTGCTTCGGCATATTCTCTAACAGATTTTATCTCAACATAACTGTGATGGCTTGTATCTGAACCGCTACGAACACCTTTCTCATCATATGTATAACTTGCTTTTGCCATATTTTCATCTATAACAGGTATTCCAACTTCTGCAAGCTCTTTGACAAGCTGTAAAGTCTTTTTGATAAGCCAGTTCTTATACTGTTGTAGCTGCCTGATAGCTTCATTTACGGACTTTTCAGACAATGATATATTAATTGTATGTCTTGCCATAGATGCACCTACTTTACAACTGCTTTAAGCATATATTTAGTTGAGTACAATGCCGGCTTAATGCCTACAATCGTGAAATCTGCTGATGTTTCATCAACAAGACTGTCAGATGTGTATGTAGGCTTGCTATCAAGCCATATAAGGTCGCCTTTTTGAATAGGTAGTGTATTCCTATCTGTCAGCAAAATAGCGTCAAAATCAGCGGTATCAAAGCCATATTCTTTACTCTGTGCTTCTCCACCACTGAATGATATGTTTGCTTTGAAATCGACCGGCTCTGAAAAACCTGTTTTTTCTTCAAGAACTTTAGGTATCTTATTTCCCTCATCATCAAGATAAGGAATGAAGTTGCCCTCTGTGTCGGTATATCCCTCATAAAGGATATTGCCGTCATCATCTCTTTCATAGATAGTTACTGTCTGTCCTTGAAGCGAATACTTCATAGCCTGCTTATTAATGTCAAGCATATTACTTCACATCCTTGCCAAATCGCTTCCATAGTTCAGACAGCTTCTCCCAACCGTACATCGCTACAAAAGCAACAACAAATCCTGCCATAATCGCCGCAAGAATCATGTACCACAGTATTGTCATCTGAATATACTGCATATAAGCAACAAATGCCGCTACAGTAATACCAATTGATAAGACAAATACCACAATATCTGTAGGTACCTTATTGAATACTCCAATACCCTTGATTACCTGTGTAATTACAGATACCATAAAGGCTAATGCCCCGACAATCGCTAATATGATTGTCATATTTGCAATCAATGTCTGCATAATCTCCATTCTGCTATACCTCCTTATCTTCATTAAGTCGTGCTTCCAATCCGTCTATTCGGTGGTGTGCTGACTTTACACTTTCCTCAACTTTAATAATCCTGTTATCGTGAGAATTAAGTTCTTTTCTCATTTCTATAACTTCATTTTTTATCTCTGTTGTGTTGCCTGATATCGTGTCAAGTTTCATATTTATGCGTGTATTTTCCTTTACACGCTCCGTAAGTTCTGCATTGTCAGACTTTTTGTTGTTCTTAAGATTAAATCCCAACGTAAACAGTCCGAAAAAGACGGAAAAAGCAACTGAAATAATGCTTATAATTACTGCTATTGGCATTGATATACCGCCTTTCATAATTAATAATGGCACACCGCCCACCACCCTTAATGTGTGCCGCCTGCTACCATATTGCCGACATCAGCAAAATGGTAACGCACAATCTTCTTTATTATTCTGTAATGCCCTATAGGCGTTATAATACTTTGGCAAATGGAAATACCCCAACAAATAAACTGTCTCTATCTCTCCAAGTTCTGTTGACACCATTCTCATTGTAGCTTGCCATAAATGCTTCACCTGCCTGTGAATGGTCGTAGACAGCTAGATTTACAATAACACTCTCAAATTTCTTCAAGTCCTCGGTTATCATTTCGTCTGTGTAGCTGTCAGGGTAATTTCTTCTTGCTTTTACATCTTCTGTAGCTTGTTTAATAAGCTGTTCGATTATCGGATCATCTTCTTTGTTATCGAACACTACCACATCAGATGTTGTTTCATCATCATTTGTGACTGTATCAATATGAAATTGTTTAAGTCTGATTTTAGCTTGTTCTAATGTAGTGTATTCCATAATTTAGCTCCTATAATCCTAATTTCTCAATTAACAGTTCTTTAAGTTCTGCTCCTGTAAGCTCCATTGCGTTCTCAATACCTTGTTCTAAGGCAAGCGTCTGCAAGTCCGCTGTTGGCATACGCTTAATAGCTGTCTTTGTGTAATCGTTTGTAGGTTGAACAGGAAACTTATCCTGTTCTTCCTCATACTTAAGCTCATCTCCATAAACAGCTTCCTGTCTTACATTATCTGCTGTTACTTCTTCACTCTGCTTTGCGGCGTTGATTTTATGTCGTCTTAATAACATATAAACACCTCTTACTTTCCAAACTTAGCAAGAACAACCTTTGAATCGTTGCTTAAGACTGCTGTGTAATGCTCATCACCAGAGATAACAGTTGTCTTTGCAAGAATATCTCTGTCCGATTCAATCTCAACACTTCTCTTCATATAGATTGTAAGTGCATTCTCTTCTTCTGACACGCCATCCGCACCTGTGTCCTCGTTAGGGTCTTCTGCTGATACGATAACAATAGGACAAGCATAGAACTCTGTTGTAACAGCCTTTAACTTGCTACCTACCTTGATTTCCTTGTCCTTTAGCTTAAGCGTATGTGCAAGTGCTGTATTAAGGTGAACATTAGTTGCGTCTTCGCTTGTTGTATCAGCTACAACATTGATTGTTCCTGTTGAATCATCAAGCTCATACTTAATCAGCTTAACTTTCTTGGACTTAACAACCTGTGCTCCTGCAATAGAACCGATAGTGCCATTCATAATTACATTAAGTGGGTACTTATCATTACTTTTAAAATCATCATCATTAAGCAATGTGGCTTCCTGCGCCGGATTGATGAACAATATCTTTGTAAGTGATGAATCTGATTCATCATCAAATTTGCTATTAGCTGCTACAACTGCTGAATAGCTGATAGGTGCTGCTGTTCCATCGTAATCAATGGGTGCTGTGCAAAGTGCGTCATAGCTGTCATTATCAACCTTTGCAGCGATTGACATAGCAATCTGATTGATAGCTGTACCAAGTGGGTCGCCGTAACCAGATAATACTGATTCATCTGTAAGCTCTACAGCCTTACCTGCTTTCTTAACCTTTGCTTCTGTTGTAGATGTTGTAAGTACTGTTGTACCCATAGCAACACCTTCTGCTACATCTTCTGCGTCACCAATATAAGCGTACTTCGGTACAACAATTGTGCTACCCGGTCTGCCTACAAGTGTTGTATCAACTCTTGCGATAGGCGAGAATTTAATCTTTTTTGGTAACTTAGCTGATACCATATCAGCCATTACCTGTGGATCTACTAAATTTTCTAACTTAGTCTGTGGCATAGTTTATTTACCTCCGTTTTCTACTCTGTGAACTTCTTGTAAAGTTCTGGATTCTTATTTTTGAACTCCACTCTTTCGTGGTAATTCATTTTATTGAACTGTTCCTGTGTTACTGTGCTTTCTTCTCCACCGCCTGCATTAATAGCCGGTCTTGATTTAAGCCACTCTGCCTTAGCTTCTTTAACCCGCCTTTGCACTTCATTGGCAATTACAGTTGCTATAAGGCTATGGTCTGCGTCTGCAACTGCCTCAATCAAAGAATCAATATCCTTTCCATCACCTATAACTTTCTGATAAGCGTTGACAGCTTTCATGTGATTAAGCTCTTTGCTCATGTTCTCGAACTTTTCAGCCTGCAACTTTTCAGCTTCTGCCTTTGCTTCTGCTTCCTGTTCTTCTGCTGTCTGCTTTGAGCGAAGTTCTTTCTTATACTTAGCTGCTTCTGAACTGGCTTTATCAGAGGCGTTCTTATACCTCTCTTTTTCAGCTCTTTCACTAGCAAGCTGTGCCATAAGTTCTTCTACGCTAGGTGTCTGTTCTTCGTTTTGTGGCTCATTATTAATTGTTGGTTCTGTTGTTGTGTTAGTTACATCTGCCATAATTTCTTTACCTCTGCTTTCTGCGTTTTTTGTTGTTCTCTCAACTTCTTGCGATATTTGTATTGCCCTTTCTCTAGGGCATATAAAAAGCCACAAGGCATTTTCTACCCTGTGGCTCAATATCAATTATTTATCTGTTCTGCTCTTATCTATAACCGGACTATTTTCTGTCTGGTCTGATAAGTCTTGCATTGTGCGGTCTTTATTAGGTGGCTGTTCTCCATCTCCACCCTCTGCTTGGTTCTGTGTATTTTTGTTGATTATACTGTCTTGATATGCCTTAACCATCTTTCCGCTTCTCGCTACAACATCGTTAGGGTCATCAAAGAATGGAATTGCATCAACTGTATCTTTAAGGCTAAATCCGTGGCTTATCAATGTTGCCATAGCATTAACCTTGGTTGACATTTCATAAGTTTTTTGTCGCTTAATGTTAGGTTTTACATCTCTTGCCCTTAATTTAAGCAATGGATTGCTGCTGTTAACATTGTTTGATAGCTTGATAGCTGCAAGAACAACTTTTATCTCTTCCATTTTGCAGCCATCTGTAATTAATTGCTGTTTTGCCGCTGCTGTTTCAGCCTGTGACCAGCCTGTTGCGTCTGACATTGCAACTCCTGTACTACCGCCACTATTATCATTTCGCTGTGGTACGTTGCATTTCTGTAAGATTATCTGTCGCCTTGATTGGATATTATTAAGCATACCTGTGTAATCATAATTAATTGTAAGCGGCTCAACTATTGGAGTTTTACCATTTTCTGCTGAATAAGTCTGTAACCATTCTCCAGACTTAGGTTTTCTTACTTTTTCACTGATATGTTGTGTTCCATCATTATCAACTGTTATTTCCTGTTCGACTGGGAAATCAACATCATTTGTGTGCCATACTGCCTGTGTATTCTGTTCAACATCATTAGTAAAGTCTGAAATGAGTAGATTTAAGTTATCCATTTCAGATATTTGCCGCTCAAAACAGCCCATTCTGTCAAATGACCTTGTGTATTCAATGATAGGAATTTTATGTAACGGATTTTCTTCCCCACTTCTTTTTAAAAATCCCCATTTTGTTTTTCCTTTTTTCGGTCCGTTAGTAATTTTTATTCCATCCGTTATTTCATAACGAATATCTTTGGTAAAGCAAGTGTAATATCTCGCTCCACTGTATTTATCCTTAATATAAGTGCCTGCAAGAATAACCCTCTTATCGCTATAAGCCGTTGACCTTATAACGAATGTTGTTCTTGGGTCTAATACATTATATGTAAAATAGCTTTCTCCGTCCTCATATTCTGTATTCACATCAATAAGGACATATCCAACGCCGCCGATTTCAACATATCTTGCAAGTTCCTGTTGCTTCTGTCTTGCGTTCTGCGATTCATAGCAACTGTTTAATTCTGCTATAGCTTCTGTGAAGTTAGAATCCTCATTGTCGCCGTTTTGAACTAGCGTTATAGGATTTCCCCACTTAAAACCTAAATTAAACTCTGTGACCTCGTTAGCCACATTATCACAGCACTCACAGTCAATGTCTGGTCTGTAAGTCTTTGGATTCTTCCTAACTATCGGCTGTATTCCTGCGTCATAATCAAGAAGAAACTGTATTCTGTTGGAATTAATATCATGTTCCAAAATTGCTTCACGCAAAATTGGTATTATATTGTCAGGTGTTATTTCTTTTGCACCTGTATAAATAGCAATTCTTCCTGTCTGCATTGTCTACACCTCTAATAAAATGTCATACCGCTTGAACTCCTGCTTTGTGGTATTTCCTTAATCTGAAAATCATCATCATCGTTAGGCACATACCATATCCATTTGTGGCAATGCTTGCACGCTAATTTATGTGTTCTTGGGTCTTTGCTGTCTGCCTTAGTCAAAAACTTGTGGCAGTTCGGACACATAATTGACTTGTCTTTGTTCGTATAAAAAATCATATTTCTACCTCGTTACATAGTAAAAGCACCGCCATAATTAAATGACGATGCTTTTCGATAAGGATTATACATGTTTATGAAGTTCGCTTTGCTCAATATAATAATAAACTAATAAAAGCGGACATATCGGACAACTTTACTATTTTTCAAAAAATCTTACAAAACTTTTTCTTACGCTATCCTCTGTATTTTCGCCGCCTATATAATCAGCCACTTCATTCCAAGTCTTATTTTCTAAAAATCTAAGATTGATTATTCTTCTCATTCTACTATCGCCAACGCTTGCAATAAATTCTTCAACCTCGTTGGTTTTTTCCAACAAATCATCTTCAAGCAACTGCAATGTGGCTTTTCTTGCATAAAGAAGTGTTTTCTTTCTACTGTACTCCGGGAATGGTATGCCCTCAATCTTGAAATGTTGTTTGCCACCATCGCCGCCGCTAACAGAATCTATAACCATTTCTCCAGCTTCAATTTTGCTTATATCCTTTTCAAGCCGTTCTATCTTTAACCTTACTTCTTTTACTTCTTCCTGTAAGTCTGAATACTGTGATAAAACTTCCTTTGTCACCATAAATACCCTCCTCTTATATTGGACTCGACATAATTACTGTCTTTTTTATTCTATTTCCTTTTGTCATTCTTAACGCAAAGTTTGAGAAAACGTCTGGAACATCATCTAATTGTTTTTTGCCTGATACCGAATATTGCTTTAACAGTGACATCATCACTCCGTATGGCTCATTAGGCTTATAAAGTGATGCGTCTTTAAAAATAATATGTTGTAATATCCAGTTAGAACATTGGAATATCCTTGCTTCCTTATTCGTTTCGGTCGGTGTATCAGTAATGTTACATATCCAGCCTACACTCTCAACTCTTTTATTGACTTCCATTGCAACTCTGTCACCGCCAGCATTACGCTCAAATTCGCATTCTTGCACTTTATTATTTACAAGCACTCCTGCGGCATTTCTGTATTGTTCTTCGTAATCTGCTGTGTTATCGCATACGCAATCAATGCAGTAATAGTCTTCTCCGTACTTCTGTAATACAGGTAATACGAAATAGTCTGTTCCTTTACCCTTAGTATCGCATTGTGCTGTGATAATTTCTGGTTCTCCGTGTGGCAGATTAAGGTATCTGCGGATTTTATCATCTGGGAATAATAACCCCTCACGTTCGATAGGCTCTTGTTTATACAAACATCTATAAGATATTTCGTCCATGAGTAATTGTTGGTCAGTAAAAAACTCTTTTGTAAATCCACTATACTCATAGTCAAAATTACTCTCACCTGTTACTGGATCTACATCCGGCACAGCAATAGTCTTAACTCTTTTGTTTCCTGCGTACATATTCTGTATTCTTCCGATAACATCATGTACGCTCCAACGTGTAGCAATATGTATCTCTTTGCAGTTATGTCCGTCTGTATCTTGGATTTTTCTTTGTCTGGCATCTACTGCATATTTATCCCACAGCTTATCAAGTACCATAGGATTAAGTGCTTCTTCAATACCACCTATCATATCATCCACAAGTAAAAACTTACTTGCACGAACTTTACCGGCATTCTTACTTCCTACAGATGTACATTGTACGCTTGGAAATGGCTTATATTTGCCGATATTGAACTGCTCTAACTTTGCATTAGTGCTTGTAACTGTAAGGCTAGGAAAGATTTCGTTCCATGCATATTCATCAGCATTTGTAACAATATCGTATACACCATCATAATACATTCGTGTAATGTCGCCAGAATGGGAGTAAAAAAGGCAAAAATCATTAGGAAACCAACCAGCTACTAAAGCGTTAAACATCTTTTCGATAGTTGTCTTTCCCGCTCCAGGTATTAATGACACGCACAATATATCGTATTTATCATCAATCATGCCCTGTAAGGCTTCTATTAATCCCATTTTTAAGAATTGTTTGCGACGTGGCATATAAAATCGTTCTTTAGGCTCTCTTTTCTTTTCAAGATATCTAAATCCGCTATCAACAACTTTGTGTTGAGCTTCAATCAGTAAAATATCATAAAACCAATTAATCAGCTCATATTCCGTTTTATTTGCAAACGCATACTTTTCCAAATCCCAAATCGTGCCACCTGTTTTAGCCGTGCAGAAGTCCTCTATAAGCTCTTTTGCCCTCTTAGTGAGTTGTAGTCCATACTCAATATCTTTCTCGCCATTTATGGCTACACTGCAAGCGTCTACATAGGCATTAATTACCTGTTCATCTATTCCGTTTTTTTCTATGTAATTTTCATATCCATTGATTGTAGAAATAAGGCTCTGACTAGCCATAAGAAAAGCACCTCCACTTTTCAGCAAAGGTGCTTATAGACCTCTGCCTATAACTGTTTTAGGTTAGCGGCTACAATCAATTTGTAGTCGGTAATATCACTTAATCAATATCTGCAATGCTTTCTACAAAGCAATTGTAGTAGATATATCTCTTACCATTAAAATCAAACTTAACATATTCACCATCGTTTGTATCAATATCAATCTTGCCTTCATATGTTGCGAGTTCTTTACCATCTGCCGTGTATACAGTAATTGTTCTTTGCATATCGCCATTTACATCGCTTTTCATATCTGTTACCATTCTGTCCCATGACGCACATCCGGTCATTCCTAAGCATAATGTCAATCCTAACACAACTGCTAAAATTTTCTTCTTCATAATATATTCCTTTCTACTGATAATCAGCAATTAAACATTTACTAATTCATCTACATACCTTGTCATTTCAATTTTTGTTCCATTTTCATCTCTTGTACTAATGTAAACACATTTGTCATCATGGCTTATCACATTTACAAGTCTAATTTCTGTTTCGTTATCTTTAAATCTGTAACACTCACGCATTTTCTCAATGCAGTTATTCATCTCTGATATTTTCATAAAATCACTTCCTATCCTTTTTGATAATCTCTCTGAATACATCAAGCATTCCTGTTTCTTCAAGCAAAAACACTGTTCCTGCAATGCATATAGATATCATAAGTGCCACAGCTACTATAATCACAATTAAAAACATAATCGTAAAAGCATTACTCATTCCTCATAAACCTCTCAAAATCTTTTCTGCACTTAGGACATAGTTCGTATGTTTTTTCTAAAAATTCATATCTGCGAACATTCTTGATTTCAAGACACATATCATTATCTTCAAAAGTGGGAACTATATCTCCGCAGCATCCAACTTGCTTAAATCTAACTTTTTTCCAGCTCTTAGGTATTATCTCTTTTCCGCACCTGTCACAAGTGTGCCATTCTTTTTGATGTTTCATATAAGCCGCCCTCACTTATCAAATAAAAATCCGTTATTAACTATTTTGTTTTGTGTGAATAGTGTTTTAACATTGGCAATCCGTGTCTTTTTCTCCAGTTATTGCAAGCTATGTATTCAAGTGTCTTAATTATTATGCTATTTCTCACATAGTCCTTTTCGATCATCCTTATAGGCTTTCTACCAAGTACCTGCATGCCAACAATTTCTAATCGTTCATTTGTAACATCAATAGCATATTTTTCTCCGTAACCAACATCGAAAGATATGTTATTTATTTCAAAGTGCTTCATGCTATATATAGATTTGTCTTTTTCATAAAATCCGCACCCCTTAAGGCATATAACTGGGTAATCTAAATAGCAATTACTTTTCTCATTCACGCATGTGTGAGCCGTGCCAAGTACTCCGTAACTTAACATTTCATAATATTTACAATCTGTAGCTTTCTGGATATCTTTGGGTATTTCAACACCTAGTTCTTTTGCCCTTTTAATGCATTTGTCTTGTGGATAAATAATATGCGTTTTTATATCCATGTTGGTTGTACAGTCTATCCCGGAACTATATTTTGCACATTCTTCTCTGTATTCGCATATATCGCATTCGGTATTTTTCTCTTTATATTTTTGAGGCTTGTATTTCTTAAAATCCTTGCACTCATAGTCAAGTGATGTATCATTCCCTTTTTGGCATTCATAAACCGGATATTCTTCTCCTGTTTCTTCATCAAAATCAAAATCTTCATCACAATATTTGCAAATTGAGCAATCTTTCATATCACACCTCAAATCTTCGTAAATATATCCAAATCATAGTTATCTCTGATATAGTCAACAACTTCCTGTAATTTGCTTTTCACAAATTCATCATTGGCAATATCCGGGTGGCAATGCATTGTGCAGCTATCTTTCTTGCCTTGTGCCTTATATTTACGATAATCAAATGTCATTGTAAAAAGTGGTATTTCTGTCAGATTCTTTGTCTTGTGTCTTATCCAACAATTAACAATTCTCTTAATCATCGTTCTTCCCCCATAAATTATCTGGTAATTCCTCGCCACCATAAATCTTGTTGGCGTATTTCTTAAATGTCGGTACGCTACAACCTGCTACTTTTGCCGCTTTTACCTGTGAAACCTGTCCCGATATGTACAGGTTAATTGCTTCATAGAACTTCTCTTTGTTTAGTGGGTGTACGCCCATAGCCATAATAATCACTCCTTATTTCAAATATTTCTGTGCTAAGTTTTCTCTTATCATTCCAGACATGAAATGCTGCAAGCTCTTAGTTACTTCTTTGCCATTAATCCTGTATTTTGTCTGTAAGTAATAATCTATAAGCTCTTTGTAGTAATCATCAAATCCATAAGCAGAATTATCACTCATATAATTACCAACTGGCTCAAAGTAATTAATAACTATCTTTGTCAAAGCCTGTTCTGTAATGCGTATATGGCTCATATTTAAAGTTTTATTGTATTGCTCAAGGAAATAATCAATAATATGTTTTAATTCCTCTATTCGCCAATCTGACGGTTCACAATTAACAAATTCAATAGCAATGTTTTTGACTGCATCAGATTCGCTTTCGCCTTTTTCTGTTGAAAAAGCATATATATCTCCTCTTGAAAAATCTTTAGATTTTGAAAGAGCATTAGATGTATTACTTATACATTTATCACTTAAATCATAATTGTTATACTTATGTATGGATTTTTCTCCACTACCCCCTATGGATTTATTTCCGTTACCCTGTGGATTTTTATCCACCCCCTCATTTTCTTCTTTTATTTCCAATTCATTAATAAAATCATCATAGAATTTTTGAGTGAGTGTTATTATCCTGCCAGTAATTTCTCTTGTTCCCTCTCTATATGTGTATTCACGCTTAATATGTCCGTTTTTCTCTAATTTTAGTATTGCCTTTTGAATTGTATTTTCCTTTACACCGATAAAATCAGCAAAATGTCTGTTATTAGCATAACATTGCTTTTTACTGCCTTTTGATAAACTGTATATTTCTAAGAGTAAAAACTTTTCGTTAGGCGTATACTCTCTTGATAGATATAAATTTTTGTAAATCCATACGCCTTTAAAATCCCTAGTTTCGGGTATTATAATTTCTTTTGCCATAATCGAATACCTCCGCTTGATATTATTTATGTATGCCTGTGATACACACTCCGCTTGATTGATAAAACAACAAACAGGCACAGCGGAAGTGCTTTTCGGTAGCTAACCTAGTTTGTTGTAAATAGTTGCACGGAGAGTCGAACTCCGTCAGACCAAACCATGCCAATGCATTTCAAATCTGCAAATTCTATTTTGCAAAGAGTTTTCTGTTTCCGATAATACAACTACTATCCATACAGACAACCTTATAACCCATATTTGCAGTTCTGGTAATTAAAAGTTATCCAAAGATAAGCGCCGTACACAGGATTCGAACCTGCAAGCCTTTTACAGCCAACGATTTTCAAGACCGCTCCCTCACCACCCGGACATACGGCAAATATGACAGTGTAGTGGAACTGCCATATTTGAAATTGCTTTTGCCACTACTTTGTACAATTTCATGCGGACTTTCTACCGCTTACGGCAAGGTTCACCCCTGTCGTAAGTTAGTGCCGACATCGTGAATCGAACACGAACAACATTTCTGTTGGATAGCTTAGCAAGCTACTGGAATACCTTTATCCCATATCGGCAAATACCGCCTGTAACGGCTATCAAGAAACAAGAACAGAAACAATAAAATATTAGGGGTATTTTAGTAAGGAGTGCTTCTTGATAAGTTGGTTTTCACATGACTGTGTATATACACGCCAAGCCCTCTCAAGCGGTCTTGCACCGCTTTTAACTGAACAAAATCCAAAGAGGTACATGAAAGGAGGACTACCTTAAAATGCAAAACATGGTAGTCTACGATAAAAGTAAGACGAACTACACCAGTCGGATTCGAACCGACGCATACAGAGGTCAAAGCTCTGTGCCTTACCGCTTGGCTATGGTGCATTAAGTGGCTATTCTCGGTATATATTCGCCACAAACCGCAGTGTACTATCCTTTGTAGCCATTATACTTTCATTGACCGACACGGCTATTCTGACAATTCTATGTACTTGTCAATGTACCACTTAGCTTTTTTAATATCTTCTAAGCCATTCTTGTTGCCAGTGCGGTAGTTATACTTAAAAGCATTAAGCAAGCAAAATGTCTTTACAGCTTCAACACCAAATATCTCAAGCATAACATCTATACACTCATATTTACCGGTTGCGTAGTGGCTTGGATGATTAACACTGTCATTTACCGGCTTTTCATTGACGCTAGGTGCAACATCTTTAAGTGGAATAAAATTATCAAACTTATCATCACTCTTAGCACCGTTATGTATGCAATTATTACATGCGTATTCTGACTGAAGTCTACTTTCACAATTAATACAAGGTAATGGATATGAAATATCGCTCATTAAACATCACCTGCCTGTCTGTGATTAGCTTTGTAAGTATCAAATCCCTCTGGATATCTTGCTTTCAGCTTATCAATGTTAATCTGCATGATTTCATCAAGGCTAAACTCGAAAGAATCGCACATTAAAGCTAAGTACCAACATACATCGCTGATTTCACGCTTTAAATGTTCGGCATCTAACTGCTTTTCATGGAAAATCCATTTCTTAAGCATGTCGTTAAGTTCTCCAACCTCGCCGGATAAACCTAATGCAGCATTAAGAACACCACCCAATTCAATCTCTGGCGTATCTCCACAATGATTGCCAATCTTTAAATCGTTAATCTTGTTCAGAAGCCTGTCTGTAGACTTTTTATCGTTAGTACGCATAGCCAAAGCCTGATACTCTGCTCCCTGCATTTCTAACTCCTAACTCTTTTTTATTTTTTAAAATTTTTTGGAATTTACTCGGCTGAATTAGCCGTTTTCTGATGTGTTTATTGAATATCTTATGAATAATTAAGATGTGTCTATTATACACCTATCTATCAGATTTGTACAGTAGATTTATTGATTATATTATATGGGTTATTATCAGGACTATATATTAATAAATATAATGGTTATTGTATATAGCTTAATAAATTATTATTGGTTGGTTATGTATATATAAATATATATAATAAGCCTTTTTATCTTTGGGGATATTTGAGCGACTTAGTTGGGCGTGCAATGCGTGAATATATAACCCCCACGCCCTGCGTTTGTACATTATGCACAACGAAATCAGCCAGAACGGAGCGACTGCGCAATAAATAATCATCATGTAATCGCTGTCAATCCGCTTGTTTACTGGCTTTGTCGTGCTTTTATCGTTCAAATGTTCTGTTTTATCACTTCGCTAAACTCAACTTTAGCGAAATCATGCTATCGTGAGCCAAACTGCCAGAACCCGCTTATTTACTGGCTTTGTGGGATTTCTTGTACATCTTGCACAATGATTTCTTGTTGTGCAATTTGACGAACGTTAGAGCCTTGAGCGTCTCCGGATGTGCCAAGCTGCGGAAGGTCTGCGGCTGTTTTAATGGTCTTTGTGGTGCTTTCTCTACTGACACCGGGAAGATTCCATGCAAAGTGCCGGTTGAGTATTGCAAGGATTCCGACAGGGTTTTTGTTGCCGGTTGCGAGTTTATTCGATAAACTTTCTTCGCGAAAAATGCGCAGTTTTTCCGCAACGCCGAAACTTTTTATGCTTAGTTTTCGTTCACCGTTTCCCCAATCTAATATAGTATCTCTATTAATTCCAGTTAATAAGCTAAATCCTATAATACTACATTCTTTATCATATACAGCACATAAATAATAATATATATATAATATATACTCTACTTTATCATAATCATACATATTAAAATTATTATCCATAATACAATTAGTGCTATTTTTATTAATATTCTTATTTAACTTTAATATACTTTTATCACTGAAAACGTATTTATTTATATACATTAAAGCGGCATTCCATTTGCTCTGCGGTTCTTTGGTCATATCTTCGATATTGTGTTCTTCGCAGAACTGCGATAAATAAAGTTCTATGTCATTCTGAAATACTTCGGGCGTGTCTGGTGTTCCCTCCACTTTCTCCATATATTCCCCTTTCTGCTGGATCTGCTCCAGCTAATTATATTTAATGCAAATAAAAAACACCCAATAACTATTATATAATTATCGGGTGTAAATCTTATATATTTAATTATTAAAATAATATAGCATAAATATATTGCAAAGTCAATTTTCTTTATTTGATTTATAGTTATATTTTTCTAAAATTGGCTTGTACAATTCCTCTTCTGCTTGTTTTCGTGCGGCTGCTGCTTGTTCTATCGTGTTGTATCTGCCTAAATGATACGCCTTGCCTTTAAAAACTATTTGCGCCCTCCATTTTTTACGGCTATTATCCCATGTAACGCCTTTATATCCAGATGTGTTGTTTTTAGCCGTTGCTGCTGTAAGATTATCTAGCCTTGTATTTTCTACACACACTTTTTTAGCTTGCTCCGTAAGTACTTTCTTTCCGTTTTCACGAGAAAATTTTTGAGCTATGCAGCCACAGCTTCGAACCGCTCCCCTTTTTAGTTCTGCTTCTGTGGTCTCTTTAAGATTTCCACAATCGCATACACAGCGCCAAACAACAGAACCATTGTTTTTATCTCTTCTATTTGTTGGTTCTAAAACTGTAAGATTCCCGAATCTTTCGCCCTTAATATTTTGTGCCTTGAAAAATGTTTTATAATTTAAACAACCGCAACTTTTAGCGATTTCTATTTGCTCTTTACGCATCCATTTTCTATTATGGCAATGTGGGCATTCTACAAGCAACAAACTTCTTCTATTTTCCCGCTTATAATCTATAATTTTAAAATTATTGTATACTGTTCCAACCAGCTCTTTAATATCTGTATATTTTCTTTTGCTCATAAAATCCCCCTAAAACAAAAAGATGTATAAACCGCCTATTTTAGCAGCTTATACATCTTGATGTTAATGTTTATCGTAATTATTATATCTTATTATCTTTCAACTGTCCATACATCTGTTATTATATCGTTTTTATCAGTCTTGATACAAAATGATGTGGAATCTGGGGCATCAATATAAGCTATATAATCATATCCGTTGTTATTGCTTTCTCCGCAATATACAGAGCTTTCCCCGCACTGCTCGAAATCTTCAAACGCACATATAATATCATTGTAATTAACCTCTTCGCCTATTAATTTTTTTAAATTCTCTAGCACTCCATTTACTGTTATCATGTCGTTCATCCTCTCTTCTACATTAATCATATCTTTAATTATTCTTGTTGTAAGTTCTTCTGGGGCAATGTCTCCAGCTTCTATCTGTTCAAGCTGTTCTCCTGTTGCTTCGATTTCAAACGCCTTGAAGCTGTCCGCTGTTCCTGATTTAAAATGTTTTTGCTCTCTTTCTGTGAGCCTGTCCCACTCTTTATCAAGATATTTTTTGGCTTCTTCTGCTGTGTTATGCCTTAACACCTCGCCAATCATCCTCTCATTATATATACTTGTGTAATATGCTTTCATATCGTCCACGTTTTAACCTTTCTTAATTATTTTCCTTTTCACATTCAAACCCGAATAAAATATCATTCGCCAGCTCTTCGCTTATTTCCTCTTCTGCGATTGGCTTTCTGTTCTCTGCTCCGATTATTTCGTCAAGGCTTGCGTCTATGTCTGCAAGCGCCTTTTCTCTGCTAAATCCAAGCTCAACAGCCTTGTTTAATAATTCGATTGTTTTCATCCTTTCCACCTTTCGCACCGTGTGCGCCTTTCTTTTAATGTACCTTAAGTATATACCGATAGCGTTATATTGTCAACACTATTTTTAGTGTTATTTAAAAATATTTTATTTTTTCGTCATTGGTTGGTACTATCTCTAATATATCGCTCGGCTGACATCTTAAAATAATACATAATGTATTTAATGTCTTTGTATTAATATCGCTTTTATTCCTCAAATTCTGCATTGTGCTCTCGCTCAATATCTTCTCTTTTCTCATTCTATTGGCGGTGTAGCCACGCTGCGCCAGCTCTTTTAATACATCTATTTTATATGTAAGCATTTCAAAGCTCCTTTCTGTTTTGTTTTTTATATTATATATAAAATATTGCAGTTTTGCAACACTTAAAAATAAAATTAAAAAACATCTTAAAAAGTGTTGACATACACCTTATAAGGTGTTAATATTAAGCTACAAAATAAAGAAAGCGAGGAAACAAATATGGATAAACAATACAGACTTGTAACAGAAAGCGGTAAAATTTTATTAGGCGGTGAGACATACAGCCGCCGAGGAGCTGAAAGCTGGTTTGATGGTTTCAATGGAATCTATGAGGATGACGAAACAGGAGCAGAAGAAAGAATATACATTGAGGAGGTAACAGAATGATAATAGGGTTATTAGAAAATGGTAATAAATGCGTTTACGATTTACCGACGGAAATTAAGACAGCAGCAGAGTTTAAAAATCTTATTTATGGCTATAACAACGGGCGCATGGCGGAAAGCCAGAGAGAAGAACTTTATAATCAGCCTAAACTAAAAGGTTTAAATGGTCCGATGTGGAACGGCTGGGGAACTCTTAAAAGCACAGGCGAAACAGTCGCAATTATTCGCTATGAAAAGCCTTGCAGATTTTAGCCGAAACGCTCCGGTTTGGAGCGTCAGCCGCGGGATGGTCTCCCGGCTCTGATGATGGCAGACCAGAAAACGAAAGCGAGGTTTTGAACATGGAAAAATATATAATGGTTGCAACAAATGAGCAGATAGAAAGAAGCAAGGCGCGCAGAAAAGCCATTGAAACATTGGAGTATAACCCAATGTGCTACAACTGTAAGAGTTTTGAAAAGTCCTGCAAAGGGTCAACAAATAAAGTATATAGCGGATGCGTCTATAAAGAGGTTGACGAATCGAAACCGTCTATATATATACAGATTTTAGAACAAGTGAAATAGTCGAAACTGCCACTTCTGGCGGTCTGCAGGAACTGCCCCACCTGCACTGATGAGACAGGGCGCACAATGAAAGGATGGTAGATTTTATGAAGATGATGACACTTGAAGAATCAAAAGAATACACACGCGAAAAATTGGCGCCATATTATGACCCTGAAAAAATAGAAAATATAGTTAATCAATATGTTTCCGTTGCGCGTCCGGGTGTTGTCTTAGTTAGAAATGAAAACGTAGGACTTATGAAACTTTATTTGTAGAAAGTGAAAGGATGGCTGATTATATGACAAAAGCAGAATTGTTGAAAGAATTTGACGAGCTGGAAAAGGAAAAAGGAGTACACATTGAGGGAATTTATTACAATAGCAAGAAAAGCACCATAGAAAACGCTATAGAATGCCTAAAATGCCCGGATGAACTTTTAAACAAGTATTTAACCGTTGTAAGCCTCAAATACCCAAATAGCGGGCGCGTGATTACTGAAAATGGAGATTTTAAGCGGCACAGCCACAACAGATTGTATGTATTTAATACGGCGCGCATGATTTTAGCAAATTAAGCAAGGCTGGCTTTTCCGGGGTTCGATTCCCCGGCTTGCTTTTACCCTTCAAGGGATAATATTAAGAATATGGAGGTCTGCGATATGACAATATATGAAAAATTAGACACTTTAACAGCCGGAGAAATCCGCGGAAATTTAGAAAAATTTATATTTATCTATGGGAAAAAGGCAGCCGAAATCTTGGAGCTTGAAAAAATAACAGATTTTTCTTTTTGGGATAATGGGCGAAGCGTGATTATATACGCAGGTCCGCAAGCTGTTTTTGATTGCAACTATGATATTTTTTATGGCTTAAAAAGGCTTACAACCTGTTATAATAAAAGCGGTCTATTTTATGAATTTAACAATTAATAACTTGATTAAGGGCGTACAATCTGTGCCCTTTTTTGCTTGCTGTGGGTTCTGGTTGGTTCAATTCCAGCCGCAAGCATTAAGTATATATTTTTTATATGCTTTTCTTTGTGTACCTTGAAAAATTAACATAATAATGCTATGCTTATATATAAGACTTTTTATGCCTTTTTAGGTGTACAAGTGTACCCAGTTGGGGCGGCGCGCGTTCTGGCGAATTCTCCAGAACTGGCGACAGCTTCCACGACTTGCAAGGGCATATTATACCCATTTTACACAATGCATTTAAAAGCGTTTTAAGGCTGTTTTGTTCTGTAGGCTTATAAGTCTACACCGACACAATAAAACCACCGTACAGGTCAAATCACAAAGTCACAAAGTCAAAACAAGCACGAATCGCAGCCAGTCAAGTTTATATAATGTACTTTAATCCATTAAAGTTTTTCATCAATTTTCAAGGGCAAATCTGAACAAAATCGGGAGTAAAAATTGAAATTCTGTGTAACCGATTTTTGGATTTCAAAATTGAAAGTGACGGGGGTATTTGAAATGGCACATTATAATTTTGTGAGAAATTTTTTCAATTTTTTAAGTAGGATTTGAACGAAATCTGAACCGGATTTTGAAAATTGTCAAAATCGAAATTACGAATATAAAAGAGAACCCCACGGAGGTAGCAAAAAAGTTGCATTATATTCCGTGGGGTTTAAATTAATCTACAAAAATAATCGGTTTATCGTCATCAAAAAGATTACTAACAACTTCCTGTTCTTTATCCACTAAGTAACAAGGAACTTTTTGGAATCGCCTAAGCCCTTTGATAATTTCATATTTGTTATTAATTCTATATATAGTTCCTACGAAATTACCTTTATTAACAGGAATATAAGATTGCGTATCTAATGGAGCTGATATAGGTTTGTCAAGTTCCTTAAGTTCTACAATATCTACTGCTTCAATCTTGCATAAATCACCATACTCACCTAATGATGGATATACCGGTGGTTTTAGTAACGCATGGTATATATCATCTATGTCACTATCATCAGCTTTGATGTATATAGTTGTATATAAATCAACTAGCATTAGATGATATTTAACTGTACTAACCCAGCCGGTATGGCTTCCGTCTGCATAATCTGTTATAACATCCCAACGCTTAAGCATTTCATCGCTAATTTTGTTGAAATTATAGCCACCGTGCCATTCTTTTTGCACCTTAGTATTATAAATTCCTTTACCAGTAACAAAAAAATCTAATTTATGATACCTTTTCCATTGGCACATTGAATGAATAAACCCATTAACTGTGCTAAATGGTGGCAAAGGGTAGCAATCTGCACCTTTTGGCGCTGATGGATTATTGAATCTAGCCATTTCTTGATACATTTTTAATCTTACAACTCTCATAATAAAACCTCTAAAATAAAATAAGTTGCACCTATACAAAAATGTATCAATGCAACTTTCCACTATGGTTCTATTAAGGTAAAATGATATATTAATTATCAATTGTTTACATCTATTAAATAATAGCATTTTTAAATATTATTGTCAACACAACAACTTTCTGTATAAATCAATGCTTTACTTGCATACCGGCATTGACTTAGTTCATATATCAATAATTCCTTAGTCATAGTCGGATTAGTCTTTTGAACTATCTTTAATAACTCATCAATACTCATTATCCTACTCTCCTAACTGCCCCTAAAACCATATCAACAATATCAAATACTTCATCTCCGTAAGTTGCCACAAAATCACACAATATCTCTTCCTGTTCAATAGGCAAGTACACATCATAGGACATACAGATTGCATGGCATACTTCGTGTATAAGCACTTTGCGTTCCATAAATCCACGCAAGGCATTTGATAGATAAATTGTGTGTGTATTTCTATCTGTTACGCCTAGCACAGAAACATTGTCTGACCGCTTTAATTCACTTGAATTTGAATTTTTATATTGTACTTGCCACATTGTGCCATTAATGCTAAAAATCATCTGTATGCTCCTTTCCGAATAAAACAGGCTATGAATATTGCTACCCATAGCCTTTAAAATTATATCTTAGATACAAGAGTACTTAACTTCGTTCTAAGTAAATTCTTCTCTTCTGCCGACATATCAGCTACCATACTTGTAATATCGCTTGCAAGTTCCTTGGTATAGCTGTCAAGTGACTTCATCTTGTGTTCCTTATCTTCTGGCGTGTTATTCTTGTGCATTTCCTTAGTTTCTGTGTAGTTTCTCTTTGCCCTGTCGTAATTACTTTCAGACATTGGCTCTGTATAGTACATCTTGCCATAATCTCTATCCATATCCCTCATATGCTCTGCTTCTGGGTACATGTGCATATAAGGCGGTTCTTCATATCCTCTGCGGTATGTTCCTTTGCCTTTTGGGGCGAATCTGCCATTTGCATAGCGGTAGTGGTCATAGTATCTTCTGTCTGGATAATCTTCGTACTGTTCAAGCATACGCATAATATCCTCATTATCTTCTGACTTTTCCATGGCTTCAACAATTCTGTAATCCTTGTCAAAGCAAGCTATGTTCTTTGCTATTTCTGTAAAATCTTTTAAATCGTCAAGGTTCTGCCCCTCAAAGCTATCTAATCCGATTGCTTCAACTTTAGCCTTGACACATTCCATAATCTGTTTAGCCCATTTATGCATATCATCAAGCCTCCCTTACTGCAATCAAATTACTATTCTGTACTTCAATAGCCTGTGTAGATGTATTCTGTACCGCTACCGTACTGCAACAGCCACAAGGTACATCAACGTATGCCTGAGCCGAAATGTTAAATAAATTTTGTACTGCTGCCGGTGTTACAATCATTCTTGTTGACTGCAAAGGCTCTCCATCTACTGCAATGGCAAGTGATATAGCTCCAACTGTACCGCCTGTAGGTATCTGAATGTTTCCGCTATAAGATACTAAAAATCTAGCCTTGCACTGATTTGTAATACCTCTTAACTTGATAATTCCGCTTCCCTGTCTGTGGACTATACATTTAGTTCCACATACTGGTGTTTCTGTAAATGCAACATCTTCTCCGGCAGTAACTGTTTGTAACGCAATTCCTGTTATTTCCATTATCTTTACCTCTCTTTCATAAAAATAAGGGCAAACATTATAGTCTGCCCTTTGATTATAAGTAATACTGCTTAGCAGACATAATCGAGTTAAACTCAATTAAGATACTCAATTATTCAGTTTTAGCAATTACAGCCGGTATTGCAACCGTATCCATAAGTGTAAGCGTTAGGATTAGGCACAACATAAGCTGGAATAGCTGTAGGATTTACAGAGTTGACAATCTGCTGTGTCTGTGCTGTCATTGCAGTAGTCAAAAGCGCATTCTGTCTATCCTGTGAAGCAGAAAGTTCAAGTTTCTGTACCTTATCTCTCAAATCTGCATTTTCCTTTGTGCATAAGTAATCAAGAATAGCTCTTGTTCCTGCCTGCTGGCTGTCAATAATATCTCTTGTATTATTGTTCATTGTGTTCTGTAAAGCACAGGTGTTAGTTGCTAAGTTGTAATTAACTCCCTGAATAGCTTCACGAGTTTCACAGCAGCAGTTAGCAAGCTGTGCCTGTAATGCGTTTGTATTCTGCATATTAGCGACTGTATCAGCGTTAATAGCCTGCTGTATGCCATAGCCAGTCTGCATAATATTTGTGTTAATGCCATTGAAACCTGTGAGCATACTGTTGTTCATAGCATAAAAGCCATCACAAAGTCCGTTGGAAATGCCATCTAACTTACTGATAACTGCGGAATTATCAAATCCTCTCTGAATATCTGCCTGTGTAGCAGCTGTTGCAACATAGCCACCGCCATTATTGCCGCCAAATCCGCCAAATCCGCCATTGCCCCATCCAAAGAGTAATGCGAATACAACGATTATCCAAAGCCATCCACCATCAGCCCATCCGCCGTTATTGCCGTTGCCGTCAATGTTTGCGACTAATGGTACGCTGGCACAATTTGAGTTAAACATAATTTTTACCTCCGTTATTAAAATTTTATATACTTAATCTTGCAAGAATTAGTATCAAAGTTAATTAAAATGTGTTATAATATATTTGTACGGATAGGGTAGCTCCCGATAAGCTGTTTGTCCTAACAGTTTCCGTACATTAGCTGGTATAGGACATCTCACACTGAAAGGACAGGTGTTATTTTTATGCAAGAAATTTGGAAAGATATTTCGGGCTATGAGGGCTATTATCAAGTCAGCAACTTGGGAAATGTAAAATCCATGGAAAGAATAGTTGAAAGGAAAAATAATGAAACAGGTAATCTGCCATTAAAATCAAGAATACTCTCCCTAAATACATATCCAAAAGGATATAAAAAAGTTACCTTAAGGAAAAATAATACAAGTAAGTCATTTTTTGTTCATAGATTAGTTGCTGAAGCATTTATCCCAAACCCAAACAATTATCCATATGTAAACCACAAAGACGAAAATCCAAGCAATAACCATTCTGATAATTTGGAATGGTGTACCAACGAGTACAATATGAGTTATGGTACACTAGGATATCGAATATCTTTGGCTAAATCAAAGCAAGTATTTCAATTTGACCTTGACGGAAATTTTTTAAATACTTTCTATGGAGTAAATGTAGCCAGCAGAATAACCAATATTTCTTCAACTTCCATCGTAAATTGTTGCAATGGAGCTTCAAGAAGTGCTGGCGGTTTTCTTTGGTCTTTTTCTCGAAAAGTTAAATTGCCCGAATATAAGCAGGCAAAAATTATTAAAAAATACGACAAAAATCATATTTTAATAAAAACTTACCACTCTATGAGAGAAGCTGAAAAAGAAGAGAAAATATGTGCCCAAACATTTAATAAATACGCAAATAAGGATTTAATGTATAAAGGCTTTTATTGGGAACTTATATAGTTCCCTTTAAAGTCTTATATTTTGTTTTATTTGCGATACAAAATCATCTGCTTGTATACCTTTTTCTTTGCATAAATTTCTTGCTAATTCTTCTACGCCTTTCATATTTCCGCTTTGTACCATTCCTAAAGCATTCTTCATGATAGGATTGCTCATAATCTGATTATTTCCCATCATCTGCTGTATAAACTGTTGCGGACCAGCTTTCATCATCTGAAAAATGTTAATTGGGTTCATTCTTCATCACCGCCCTTGCTTTGAGTTCTTGAAGCTTTTCTTTGCGTTCCTAAAGATTTATCAAATCTATCTTCTAACTGTCCTATTTTCTCTGATAACTCTTCAAACTTATTTAAGAATAGCTGTGTGCTTTCGTCTGATAGGGTAAATTTAGCGTTTTCTGCGTTAGACATAGAATTTACTGTCTGATTATCTTTTGGGGCTGTATAAGGCTTATACACAATCGTGTTAATTGTTCCGTCAGCATTCCAACCCTTAACATAAATCTCCGACATATCCTGCTTCGGGAAAAACGCCATTGAACCATCCATAGGCACTTCATTAGCGTTAATATTTTCAACTGCCTGTACCATTCTTCCGTTAATGCCCACTACTTGCTGTGGCATAGGTTGTTGGATTTGCGGTTGTATCTGTTCCTGCGGCTGAAATCTCTGTATATTTGCCATAGGATTGTATTGATATGTTCCATATTGTGGTACATATCCATTATTCATCATAGGTGTTGTCTGATAAGGATTGTTTATCATCTTTTACCTCCTCCAAGACTTCTTCAATTGCGTGGATAACGAGAGATAATGTCACTAAGTCAAGTTTCTGCAATTCTTCTTTGCATAAGATTTTTTCTCTAATTTCATCAGAAAACATTCGCACTACCTCTCTTTCTGGTTATATTTTTGCATAAAAAAAGACGGACTAACCGTCATGTTTCCGACAGTTATCCGCCAAAAATAAGCAAAAAAATAACGCCATTACGGCGTTTGCTAAACTTCTATGATTACTTTCTTGATTACCTCTTTATTTTTCTGCAAAAAGACGATGTTCAAAAAATCTCCTTTCATTCAGTGTTTATGCGGGTTTGCAGTGCTTCTTCTCCTTGAAAAAATAGCAGGGGATGAGAGAATCGAA